GTCCCGGCCCAGCGCCAGATCTCCCACGCCTTCTTGACTCGGTCCCGGTGCGACGCCTCGGTCTCGGTCGTGCCCCGGTCGATCCCGCGCTCCGCGGCGAGGAGAGCGAGAGCGTCGGAGGGGCCGAGGCTGGGCATGCGCGCCTTCACCGCCTCCTTGAGCAACCCCACGTGCGCATCGATCCGCGCCCCGAGCGTTCCCTGGTACGCCGCGCCCGCGCCCTCACGGAGCCAGGCGGGGGAGAGGTCGGTTTTGACGTAGTCCTCGAACGTCGGCATGGGCTAGGTATTCGTCCACGTCAGGTTCAGGGTCAGCGTCGCAACCTGCGCCGCCGTGAGGGCCGTATCGCCACCGCCCAAACCGATCACCACGTTCTCGACTCCGATCACCGGTGAGACCGTCGACCCGACCTTAAGCGCGGCGATCTTCGCCGATCCGTAGATGGTTCCGCCGATGGCGGTTCCGGCGACGAGGGCGGTGATCGCGGCGGTCGCCGCGGCGAGGGCGGCGGTCTGGTACTGGGCCTTGCCGTACAGGGCCGCGGTGATGGTGAGGGCGAGCGCGGAGGTGTTCGCCACGACCGCGGTGACGTTCAGGGGCGCGCGCGGGGTGATGTACGTCTGCGCATTCGTCACCGCCCCGGCTCCGACGGGCCCCGAGGCCCCGGCCACGTACACGTCCACCTGGCCCGCGACGGTGCCCGAGGCGGCCACCTTGGTCCGGGTGATCGTGGGATCCGCGGTCCGCGCCCAGAGATCGTAGGACCCGGCCGGCGAGCCGAAGCCGGACTCCGGCCAGCGCGCCTCGCAGCGCGAGACGAGCGCGGCGTCCGACTCCGCGTCCACTCCCGAAGTGGTGGTCCACGTCCCCGAGCCCGGGTCGGGGTTCGCGCAGGTCACTCCCGCGAGCGGGGTCGCGAGGGTGGTGATCGTCCCGTTCGCCACGTTGTAGGCGGCGCCGGGGGTCTCGGCCTGGAAGGTGACGTCCAGCGTCCCGCCCTTCGCGAGGGTGACGTTGGCCGTGTTCGCGCTCTGGTAGCGGAGGCCGCCGGTCGAGGTCGCTCGGAGCTGCCCCGGGGTGATGGTGTACGGCCCGGCATCGGCCGCCGCCGTGAGCCGGATCGTCCCCTTGGTCGCCACCGCGGGGTTGCGGGTGATCGCGTAGACCTCCTCGGCGAGGAGGGTGAGCCAGTCGGTCAGGCCGGCGGCGAGCGCGGCCCGGAGTAGGCCACCGGCGGCGATGGCGGCCCGGAGGGTCGTGTACTCGGAGAGGGCGCGGCACTGGTTGCGCGTGAGCGTGAGCGCAACGTCGCCGTCCTGCCACGACGTCACCGGGAAGCCCGCCGCCGACAGCGCGGTCAGCGTCGTCGAGAGTTCCTGGGCCTCGGTCGTCGGCGTCGTGAGTTCTGCGAGAGTCGCGGCCATCGGGGTTACCCCACCTTCAGCAGTTCCACGGTTACGCCCGACACCGCCAGCACGAGATCAAACGGCCCGGCCGCGGTGGTCGCGGCGACCGACACTTTGGCGATCTCGGTGCGCGGGTCGAAGGCGATGGACGCGGAGACCGTGTCGACCCGCTGGTCCTTGCGGACCTCCGCCTCGATCTTCGAGCGCCAGGCGTCGAGGCGGCGCTGGTCCATCTTGGCGAGCATCATCTCCCGCACGTCGGTCCCGTAGTCCGGGGCGTACCAGAGGGACCCGCGCTCGGTTGTGAGCCGACGGAAGCACGCTTCGGCGACCACGCGGGTCCCGGTGACAAGCGTGAAGTTCGGGTCGAGGGTGTCCGTTGCCGAGACGTCGGTTCCGAGGTCGGTCGCCATGGGCTAGCCCACCTTCACTTTCGCGGAGCCAGCGGCGATGACCCCGAAGTGCCTCAGCGCGCCGGCCACGGCGTCCGTCGAGACCGGGACGATGGAGCCGGGGAGGAGGAAGTTGATCGCGAGTTCGACCTGGGACATCCACAGCGCCATGCCGGAGTTCCCGACGATCCCGGCCGCGTTCACGGTGTCGTCGACCCGAGCCGCGCCCTTCGTCCCGCCCGCGACCACGATCTCCGTCGGGACCGCCGACTCCCAGACCGTCGCGAAGGGCTTGGAGGGGTCGCCGGAGGCGAACTCCAGGAGGACGCGCGCGCCAGCCGCCACCTTCGCGGTCACCCCGGGCACCCCATACCGGATCGGCACGTTGGAGCGGCCCGGGATCCGGGCGTCGTCGGGGACGAGTTCCAGGGTCCCATCCGCGTTCTGAGCGACCACTCGCGCCCAGTAGGCGGCGTAGTGGTCGAGCCTCGGGAACTGCGCCCGCACGAACGAGGCGAGCCCGGAGGTCAGCCGGTCGAGGTCCCCGGCCCCGCTCTCATCCTCGAACCAGACCCGGGTGCGAAGCTGCTGTGCGTTCCACCGGTGGGTGACCGCGGAGACGCGGCGCTCCCGGAAGACCTCGCCCGGGTAGACCTTCGGCTCCCAGGCGACGATCTCGATGAACCCGGTGCAGGGGGTATGCGAGAGGTACGTGTAGTCCGCGAGGGCCGATGCCGGCCAGGACTCCGATCCGATCCAGAGGGTCCCGTCCGGCAGGACGCGCCAGGTCGAGGCGCCGGCGATCTCGAGGAGCGCCCGGAGGGCAGACCCGGCACCCCCGGCCGAGCGGCTCCACTGCTGGAGCACGGCGCTGAGGATCGTGGCGTCTGAGGTCGGGGAGATCACCTCGCCGACCTCGGAGAGGAGTTCCTCGATCGGGAGGCGAACCGGGACGCCCTGGTAGGCGCGTGCGGGGACCTCCTTCATGAGGCCATCGGCGCCGCCGACGATGCGGGCGGTGATGATCCCGCGGTTCTCCCCGGCCCGACGGACGGTGCCCATCCACGTTGTGTTCCCGACCTCCAGGGTGACGACGCCGGCAAGCGTGGTCGCCTCGCCCGAGCGGACCAGGGACACGTCGGCATACCAGACCCCCACGCGAGGGACGGTGAGTTCGGCGGAGATCGCCGGGAGGCCGTTGACGGTGACCGCGCTCACGGGCCCACCTGTGTCGTCGAGGGGGTCGCCTTCGGCTGGAGTTCCTTCGCCGTCTTCATCTTGGCGATGCCGTCAAGCGAGTTGTCGACCGGACCCGCCGCCTGCTTGGCCTTCGGCTTCGGACGGTGGTCGTACTCAACCGCGGAGATCGTGGCGGCCATGCTCCCCGGAACGGGTCCTGGCTCAAGCACGGAGACCTGGCGTAGGTAGAGCGAGGTGATGCCGGCGAGGGCGAGCCCCGGGTGCTGCACATCCATCGCCGGGGGCTTCTTCTTCTCCGACCCTGCCGCCGCGTTCGCCTGGTTCACCGCCTCCGCCGCCTTGAACCAGTCGCGGGCAACCTCGGCGAAGCGCTCCCACCGGGCGTGGTGGGAGGTCGTCCACATGGTGACGGTGATGACGACCTCGGCCGCGGTCGATCCGGTGTCGATCAGGGTGGACTGCTCGTCGGCTGGGGCGTTCGCCACGTCCACCCGGCGCTGCCGGCCGGCGGAGCGCACCGAGCACACGCCGGGGAGTTCCGTGCCGCCGAGGATGACGCGGTACCAGTCGGTGAGCCTGGCCGGGTTGAACTCGACCGCCGCAGCCTGGCCGGGCTCGTTCGACTCCGACCCGAAGTCCCAGAACGGCCCCTTGGGCTGTTCCGTGGTCGCGGGCGCGCGTGGCGAGGTGATCGTCTCGTCGGCCATCACTGCGCCCCCGCCATCACGCCGCTGCCGCCGACCTGCACACCGAGGCCGTCGAAGAGGTGCACAAGCTTCGCCACCACCTCGTCACCGGTCGCGCCGGGGTCCTTAGAGCCGTCGATCTGGACATGGATCCCGCCGTGCACCGTCGCCCCGGAACGGTGACTCGCCCCGAGGGCAGCCGCGGGCGGGGTGTGGGACGGCATGGCCTTGGGCGAGAGGTCCACGCCCATGCCGAGGAGTTGGAACCGGACCGCATCGAGGGCCTGGCGCTCGAACGGGGACATGCCCGCGCCCTTCGCGCCGAGTTCATTGTACCGGGCCATGAGATCGGCGATGCGCGCGGACCGACGCGACTGGTCCGCCGCCGAAGACGTGCCCTTATTCTCGAAGCGGCCGAACCACGCACCGGGCCCGCCGAGGACGACGGAGGAGATGTTGACCGCCACCTCCAGCTTCTCGACGATCGACCCGATGGCGTTCGCCGCCTGGACGAGGCGCGGCACCAAGGACTCGATCCCGCGCACGAGGGCGTTGACCCATGCCTCGACTGCGCCCGGGTCCTCGAACTTCTTAAAGACGCCGCCGAGCATCTGGTCGAAGACGCGCTCGATGTTCGCCTTCACGCGCTGCCCAGTCGGCGTCGAGGGGTCGAGCACGTTGACAAGGTTCTCCAGTGCCTTCTTCATCGACTGGAAGCCGGCGGTATTCCCGAGATCCTCCATGAGCCGGTAGGGCCTGGACTTGAGGGTCGAGTAGAGGCCGGAGAGCGTGCGCGAGGCCGGACCCATGCCGCCTCCGACGACACCGCCGCCGTACTTCTCCGCTGAGTATTCGAGGAGCGCCTCAAGCGTCTCGCTGGCGCTGAACTTCCCCTGCCACTTCGAGGAGCGCGCCTCGGCGAGCGAGATGCCGCGCTTCTTGGCGAGCTTCGCGTAGACGTCGTTGGAGGAGACGCCGTGCTCGGCAAGGACGTTCATCTCCTCGCCGGCCAGCTTCCCCTTGCCGACCATCTGGACGATCTGGCGGATGATCCCGCTCATCGCCTCGCCGGGGTTCGCCTGCTGCGCAGCGATGTCACCGAGGCCGGCGAGGATCTTGAGGGTGTTCGACCCGCCCGCGGTCCCGAGGCCCTGGGTTGCACTCTTCTCCCCGAGCCCGGAGAGGAGCATCCGGTACCACTTGAGCGTCTCTTGGGTCTCGAAGGGCGAGATGTCCGCGAAGTTCACGGCCTCGCCGTACAGGGCCTTTGCCTTCTTCGGGTCGCGGAGCATCGCGTTCAGGCCCAGCATCGTGTTCTCTTTGAACGATGCCGCTTTGACCCCAGCCTCGACAAAGCCGAAGGTCATGCGCCCGACCCCCTGGGCAAGCGACGAGACCACGCCGATCGCGGTCCGCGCCGTGTAGATCCAGGCCCCGAGCTTGAGCGCGAACATGCCCACGCCGTCGCCGGCCTTGCGTGACTCGGTGCCGACCTTGCGGGTGTTCTTTTCGATCTGCTGGAGAAGGAGGGCGT